GCGAAGAACCATTTGCCCTGGGCGAAGCAGAGCAGGAGGCGCCGCGCGGCCCCCACGCCGGTCAACGGCGGCACGTACGGCACCAGGACCGCCCAGATGAACACGTTGTGGACCGTCCCGATGGCGGAGGGGCAATCCGCGGTCAGCGTGAGGTCCGGAAACAGCCCGTCGAGCTTGTCCGAGAGCTTTTGCGGCGTGGCGCCGACGATGGCATACACGCCGTACTGCGTGAGAAACACGATGGTGCGAAAAAACGTCGACACGCTCGCCGGAAAGTTGCTCCCGACCGAGGAGACGATATTCGTGTCGTTAAAGGTCGTCACGAGGGGCGTCCCGAGCGTCTGGACGTTGGAAATCGCGTTGACGGCGCCTTCGCCGATCACCCAGAGCTGCTGGAGCGCCGGAAGCAGGTTCATGATGTCGCCCACGAACACGGGATCGGTCAACACCTTGCTGCCGGCGCCCGCCGCGACCGTGACATCGTTGTACGTGAGCGGCGCGGTCCATTGAATCGTCCGCCGACCGGTCTTGATCCAGGCGCGCCCCTCAAATACGGCAATCGCGCTGCCGGTCACCGCCGCCACCGCGACGGCCCAGGTCGTGCCATCCCACGAAAAGTAGCCCGTGGAGTCGATGACGAGGATGTGCGTGTCCTGCCACATCGTCATCCGGGCGTTGACGGTCACGGTGGCGGCGGCGGCCACCGCGGTCACGACCCCGGTCGTCACGTTGACCTGTACGACCGAGCCGTCCGCGCCGATCACCATGAAAATCGGCGTCCCGGCGAGCACGAAGCCATAAAAGCGGCTGATCGTGGCCGGCAGGGCGACCCCCGAGGTGGTCAAATCGGTCTTCCCCGGCACCAAACGCACGTTGCCGCCACCGATCGGGATGGCATTCTCGAGCCACGCCCATTCCTTGTCGCTGATGGCCGTGCGCACGCTCGTGAGGTTGACGCCCTCCCATTCGCGCCACCCGAGCGTCTTGTTCTCGTTCTGCTTGAGCTCGGCCTGTTCCAGCGGCATCAGCGGCGGTTCCCGCCCGGCGCGTACGGATTCGCGATGTAGAGCCCGCCCACGCCGGCCGCGATCTCGCTCAGCCGCTCCACGTAGAGCTGCTTGTACTGCTGCGCCTCGTCGTACTGCTGCAGCTCCAGGCGTGCGAAGTGCGCGGCCAGGAACGGCACCGGGTCCGTCCAGGGATACGGCAGCGGGTCGGCATCGGTCGGGCTCACCAGATCGGGCGACACCACGCCCGTGTCCCATTCGGAGGCAAAGGCCTGGTTGGGGCGGGGCGCGAGATAGACCTGCGTCGGGCTCATCCGGGCGAACACCTCGGGGATGCCGATATAGGTCGTGGTCGGCTGATAGAGCGACGACGCCTCGCCGTAGTTGCGCTCCCCGATCCGCTTGCGCATATTCCCGACGATCACCACGATGCCGTGCACGTCCACCGTCCGCGGGCTGAACGCGCCGGAGGTGATCGCGTACTCGTTCTGGTTGATCGTGAGCGTGATCGGCTGCACGAGGCGATTGGCCTGCGAATCGCGGTCGCGCTGCTTCATGGCGCGATTGATCGCGGCGGTCAGGTCGACGTCCGACCAGTAGACCGCTTGGCTATCGCGCAGCAGCCGGCGCGTCTCGTTGAGATAATCCGCGAGCGTACTCACCCGATGCGTACTCCTTCACGAAACAATGGGGCCGGGTCGTTGACCGACCCCGACCCCATCGGGTTGCGTCGTCGAAGCGTCGCGGACTAGAGCGTTAGATAGGACAATCCCGTCACGCGCGTTTGGGATTTTGGCTTGGAACACACCAGCTCGGCGAGGAAGACGACCACCATTATTGACGCGAGTTGCATGTTTGGCAACATCGACTCGGGGCCCGCCACGGCAAACGCCGCGTCCTGGTGGATCTTCATCCCGAAGTAATCGGTATTCAGCAGGATGAGCGTGCCGTCGGGACAGTACGGGTCGGCGTAGATCGGCACGCCCGCCACGTTGAGCGCGGTGAAAGCCGCAGAGGGGCCGTCGGCGGCCTCGCCGTAGCTGCCCTCCTTGGTGACGAGATACCGCTCCTGGCCCACGTAGTCCTGCGCGAGCATCGCCCAGGTGGCGAGCGACGTGATGCCCAGCTTCGGCATCTCGCCGCCGGAGTTCTGCACGGTGCTGGCGATGTACTTGAGCACGTTCGCGCGGGTCGGCGTGACGGACGACTCGATCACCTGCTTACCGGTCCAGAAGGAATACGTCACGCGGTTGATGCCCCCGTAGTTGCCGCGCGCGGGGTTGGTCGAGTTGATGACGTCGGGGATCGACCAGAGGGCCAGATCGCTGGTGGAGGCCGTCCACAGGTCGGTCGAGATGGCCTGCACGATGGAGTTGCCCGCGTCGTTCATGCGGGCCTCCATCAGCGGGATGACGGCGGCGCCTTCCTGGCCGAGCCCCTCCATCGCGTAGAACGGGATCGGCGTGACGTAGGCCTTCAGGTTGAACTCGGCGTTCTGGATCCCCGCCTGGATCTGCGGGGCGTCGAACGAGCCCGAGTAGTCCGTGTTCTGCGTGGTCACCATGCTGGCACCCTGCACCGGCTGCGTCACGGGCGACACGCCGCCGCTGATCGGGTCCGCCGCGGCGAGGAGCGCGGACATGGTGGGGGTCGCTTGGTACGTCTGGACGACCAACTTAGGGATAAACGCGCGCCGCGTGACGGCCAACAGCTCATTTCCGGCGGGCCCCGATGGCAGTACCCCGGTTCCTAGGACTGGCATATCAGCGCCTCTCCTTGTCCATCACGTGTCCGGTGAAGAGCGCGCCCATAGCCTAGAAGGACCGAATCTTGTAGTAGTAGCTGGTGGTGGTGCTCACCGAGGACGCCTGCGCCAGCCGCGTGTTGTACCCGTCGGAGTAGACGACGGCGCCGATGCGGGTGGCGTCGGCCTGCCCGCGGGCGATGGTCCGCCACGTGGTGCCCGAATCCGGCGTGAAGTCCACGGTGGCGCCGCCGCCGGCCGAGCCGCCCGGGAACACGTACCAGACGCCCTCGGGGATGGTGACGACCTGCGTGGTGGTGAGCAGGACGGCGTTCGCGGCCCCGAAGGCCCCGCCAACGGCCCCGGCGTTCTGCTGCTGGGCGAGGGTGATCTGTGGCATCTCAGCGCCTCCCCTGCTCTCGCAGGATCTGGAACTCGTGCTGGACCTTGCGCGCCTCGTTCCGGGCGAACTGCGTGGGGTTCTTCCACAGCTCCTTCACGTTCGGCAACTCGATGGTGGTCTCGGGCCCGCTGCGGGGCTCGGCCACGCGCTGCGTATGGCGCCAGAACTCCGCGGCCGTCTCGAGATCCCCGATCTTCTTGGCCTCCGCGAGCTTGGTCACCTCCACGAACTCGTCATCGGAGAGGTTGAGCGCCTTCTGGGCCTTGTCGCGGACCCGCTCGGCCTGCACCTCGGCGCGCTCCTTGGCGAGCGCCTCGCGCGTCTGGCCGATCTCGGTCAGGTGCGGCGTGATGGCCCGGAGCACCTCGGCGGTGGTGTCGAGCTCGGGGATGCGCGCCTGGGGGCGGATCGTCTTGATGCCCTGGAAGAGACCCGCGCGCGTACTGGGGTTATCGTGCAGCTCGTCGAGGATCTTGGCCTTCTCGAGCGCCTCCAGCGTGGCGGCGTCGTGCGTGACCTGTTCGGCCATGGCGCTACTGGCCGCCGCCGCGCGCCGTCACGCGGTACTTGGAGCCGCGCACCGGGATGCGGCTCGACTCGCCGCGCCCGCCCAGCACCAGGTTGCCCGGGGGGTTGGCGACGCGGCCCACGTTCTTCGGCAGCGTCTTGGGATCGCGGAGGGGGAAGGAGGGCGGGCCGAAGTTCTTGCGCATGATCAGGACTCCCTTTCATTGCAAGCAATGGTCTGATTCGCTGCCATGACGGCTTCGCGGATCATTCGCAGGCATGCGGTCTGATCGGCGCACGCGGGCGTCGCCGCGAGGACGACGGCTGCGAACTCTCGGGCGGCCTCACGGATTTTCCCGTACCGCTCGGCTTGGTCCCCGAAGGGCGCGTGATAGGTAAACCAGTTGGCTAGATCCGCGGGCGTGGCCATGTCACATCCCGAACTGCGCGCCCGGCGTGGGGCCGCCCATCGGCGCCCCCGACGGCGGGCCGGACGGAGGGCTACCGGCCCCCGGCATCGCGCCGCCCGCCGGCAGCGCTTCCCCGGCGAAGATGGAGCCGAGCGCCTTGATCGCGGTCACCAGGGCTTTGCCCTCTTCGCTCTCGCTGCCGAAGATCACGAGCGCGGCCTCGAGCGATTTGCGGGCATCGACCACTTTCGCGGCGGCCGCGGCTTGCAGACCGAGCGCCGGGGGAGCTTGCGTGGGGGCGCCCGGGGCCGCGGCGCCCGGATCCATCGGGGGCGCCGCGGGCGGGGCCATTGGAGCAGGGGGCGCGGGAGGAAGCGCCATGTCGTCGCGGATTGTGCGACGGGGAACGCCCGACTGTCAATAACTATCTGAAAAGACTAGGTTTTTGGCCTCTAGCGCAGGGCGCTACACGCCAGCGGGCGCGGAACCGGCTACCTACGGGCCGGCCGGGTGGCCTTCAGGCGTTCGATGTCCATTTTCTCGCCCGCGGCTTTCGCCTTGCCCTCCATGATCCCCTTCGCCTTCTCGCGCAAGCGGTCGGCCTGCGCCGGATTGACCATTTCGATGAAGTCGAGGTCGTCGATCGCGCCCGCCTTGTAGAGCAACGCGGCCTTTTCGAGTTCCTGCTCCGCGTAGACGGGGCTCGCGGAGTGCGCGGAGACCTGCACGACGCAATCGGCGGGCAGATCCGCGAGGTAGAACACCGTCCCGTCCTCCAACGGATACGCGGTCTCGTCATTGCGCTGTTTCACGTGAAACATGCGCGTCGCGAGCACCTCGAGCGCGTCCTCCACCACCAGCGCCTTCTTGCGAATGCGCCCCATCTTGCGCGCGGTGCCCGCAATCTGCCCCTGGACGCGGATGTCCTCCTGCCCCGTGCCCAGATCCTCGGGGATGCCGCCCTCCTCGTTGAACATCTCGTCGAATTTCTGCAAGAGCTCGAACGCCTGGGGCGGCATGGTGGGGACCAGCGGCTGCAATTTGCCCCCCGGGTTGGCGGTAGCGAGCCAGGAGCCCTTTTTGCGGATCGCTTCGAGCTTGTCGGGAGCGAACGGCACGCCCGTCATCAGGCCCGAGGGGTCCAACTGGCGGCCCATCATGTCGCGGATGTCGGCCAGGTGGTCGTCCGCCACCGCTTGCAGGCGCGTCAGCGGGGCCACCTCGCTCCGGCCCCAGAAATAGTCGCGCACGGGGTTCACGCGCACGGCCACGAAGGGCAGCTCCGCCTGGATGGGCCCTTCCTGGCGGGTGGGATTGGCCGGCACGTACGGGAGCACGGGGTTGCGCGTTTCCCAGAGCGTAAACGGGCCGAGCACCGTCGACACCTTCCAGTCCCAGAAGCGCACGGGGTCCTGCGCGGGCTCCGCCTTGGTGTATTGGCTCCGCACCCACACCTCGGCCAGCTCCACCAGGGGCTCGGTCACGTCGGGGCGGTCGCTATTCATGGCCGACAGGTCGAGATAGCCCTGCACGTGGCTCGGGTCCGCCATGCTGGTGACCACGACGTCGCCCATCATGCCGCCCGGGCTGCCGGCATCGACCCCCGCGGAGTGGTTCGGCAGCGCATGGGCCTCGGCATGGGCCAGGATCCGGGCCTGTTCCTCTACCGGGAGGCCGCGAATCTTGTCCTGCAGCTCGGGCAGGCTGATCACGTACCAGTGCGTGAAGTACGGCTGCCGGTCCAGCGAGGGAATATCCTCGCGTCCGACCCCGAAGGCGGCCGGATCGATGTCGGCATAGTGGACGGCCCCGCCCTCGCCGGGGATCACCTTGCAGACAATCGTGCCGTAGACGGTCGCCCAATCGACCGCGGTGGCGAACGCCACGTCGGAGCCGGTGGCGCGCCACACCTGCGCCCACTCATCGCGCGCGATATCGAGCTGGGGAAGCAGCCCCTGGCGCACGGCGGGGCTCACGGCCAGCGCGAAGCGGGACGACTCGGGCGCGTAGATCATGCTGGAGAGCTTTTCCACGTGCGCGTGGAGGCGATTGAACAGCGCGGGG